CAGCCTTTTCTTTGGCTTCTCGCTGCTCTTTCGACTCGCCGTTCAATTTCCCGACTTCTGCCTTAATGGTCTCCACCATTGCTGCACCGCCGTCGAGCTTTTCCAGTGCTGCATACAATTCTGCCATTGTCATGTGTCATTCTCCTTTTCTACATGAATGCGCCACATTTCGCCTCCTGCTAATTTGTGGCAATATAAAAGGCCCATGCATTCACCAGCACAGGCCTGTAAGGTCTTATGTTTTATTTTGTTATATAAAAATAGACCTTAAACAATTGTTTAAGGTCTTTAATGCCATGCAACCATATCTTCTGCGGGATATATATCTTGTTCAACATACCCCTCCATTCGTTTAAAAGCATGAGCACGATATTTCCAGTCGGCTGCACAGGTATTGATTAACTTAATTTCCTTAGCCTTCTTATCAATTCCTATAACACCGACGTAATCAGTGCCACTCGGTGAAAATTCATATATCGCCATATATTCATTGTTTTCTTTTAACTTTAATATCAACATTTAAATACCACACACCAATTCCTCAAAATTATGTTTTTTATTCGCTAAATCATGTGCATCGTTATATTTGTAATTATACCTATACATTAATTCAGATTCAAGTCTTTCATGCCTAAATAGCCTCATTTCTTTTTCACCTATATTGCCATTTTTGATATTCATTAATGTAGCAGCTATGTCATAATCAACCTCAAATCTGCCATAATATGCCTTCCCATCTTTGATAAGATGATGTTTGTTAAATAATAGATGTTCGATGGCTCTTTTTACGCCGCTAGGATGCATCCCTAAATCCGTAGCCCATTTATTGGCATAATATGATGGATTTTTCAAGTATACTCTGCGCATTTCTTCATACATAGGCTCTGCTGCAGCACTTCTCTTTTTGCCGCTAGGGTCATTAGTATCATTCAATTTCGCCCCAACAGCACCTCTCGAGCCGCCATTATAAGGAATACGCAAGGAAAATCCTTCACTACCCCAGCCCCTCGCCTTTTGCATCCACTCTTTCTTGCCGCCCATTACATCTTTTCTGCCATGGACACCAAGTAGCCGCTCTTGCTCTCGTTTCGGAAGCGTATCGATGTATGCTTTTCCACCTTTATCGACATTATCCTTTTGCCTACTCATGTCAATCATGCCGTCGACAATCGGCTTGATTCGACATAAGCAGTGAGGATGTGCAGGGAGCTTTGGAAATTTATCCTTCGGGAATATACCCTTGCCAAGGCCGTACAGGTCGGCATGAGCGTATACATCACAAATATCGCACTTCGGATGTCTATCGGAAAGTTTCCACTGAAACGCCACAATATCCGGGTCATCAAGGTACTTAGCCATGACTCCATCAGCATAAGCCCTCGCTCGTTCCGTACGTGCAATCCGTTCAGCGGTATACCTGGTCTTTTCTTGTACTGCGGTATCAATAGCCTTACTTACATTTTGCTTTGCCCCGTTTTCAATGGCATCCATGACTTCACTATACGCTGCTCTTAGCCCAGGCGTTGTGCCTTGCTCAATAAGCTTTCGTGCGTGACGTATAGCTGCCTTCCACTCGGCGACAGCTTCTTCGTCGAGCCAAGCAGGGACAGGTAAATCCTTCACCTCTTGAATAAATTCGGGGATATCTTGCTCCGGTATAATACCGCCTTTACCGTATCCGTCGAATAGCTTCTTGGCTGTCTTAGCCGCCGACTCGCCTTCCTTAATAGCCTTTCCGATGACCTCGGCCGATTCGGCCTGGACCTTCTTGCTGTTCTTATACATGCGTTCAGAAAGGGTTACGCCGTCGTCTGTCCACGATTTCTTCATGGCCGCTGATATGGCTTCACGCTCAAACTTAGCCGCCGCCTTTTTCTTTCCGTAGCCTTCAGCAAAATCGCCAACAAGGTCGTCGAGCAAGTCCTTGTAAAGGTGCCGCATAACCGGATAACGGTGATATGCCACTTTTACGGCTTCTTTAGGGTCCATACCGGCTAAGATTAACGCCCGAAGGACTCGCTCGAAACCGTCTAAATTATTCTCCAGGTTGTTCTGCGTTTTGTCTTTCGGCATTTACATCACCCTTGTCACCCGTCATCGGTTCAAATCGCTGTTTCATTAAATCCCTATCTCTTTCAGCCTCATCAAAGCCTTCTTCTATCTCGCTTACGATGTCATCATACGTGTCAGGCTCAATATTCGGCATATACGCTTCCAGGACTTTCTTACTTACTTCAGCGGAGAACGTATCGGATCTAAACCCAAGGTCCAGTGCCTGTTGTGCCTGAGACAGCGATTCGGTAACGTCGTTAATCTGGAAATCTCGAGGATATTCAACTTCATAACCGACGTTTTCCTTCGCCCATAATTCGTACAGTCCAATGATATCCTTTTCGGCTTCCTCACACTGAACGGAGAAGTCTGCCAGGCGTTGATTGGTTCGTTCAAAATCCCACTGCTTAGCGACACCACTCTTTGACTGTTCTACACCTACAACCGAATCAATGCCGCTCATACGATACATTTCCTTAATGAGGCGGTCAATTTGTGCCATCAGCACCTCAGCCGGCCCTTTGTCCGGAGCAATAAATGCCGGTGCGTGAGACGACTCTTGCGGATACAGCAGCATGTTATTTGTCCCGAGCGTTACGTCGGGAGTGCTGCCGTCTGCAGGCATCGTCAATACGGAGAACGTCTGATTATTAAGTATTTGCGTTAAGAGACTGCACAGATGATACACATGGTAGTTTGTCTGTGCAATACTCAAAAACTCGGCAGGCGGTAAAATGTCCGTCTTTTTGGAGCTTCTACCGAACCACTGAACCACAGGAATGCGGCCAATGTTATGTGTGCCGCCCTTGATTTGGTTCCCGTTTTCATCCAAGACTTGCCAATTCGTCGGAGTCCATATGTAATATCGTGTTTGTTTCTTTCGGTCAGCGTCGTAAATAACGTCCTTATAAGCGAACTTGATTAATATTCCCTTCTCATCAAATTGCCAGTCCGTAATGTGATGCGGCTCAACAGCAGTCAAATACGGTAAAGCTCGATTCTTGACGTTATCAGCCACCGATTCGCCGAACTCCACAACGTTATTCACGATGATATACATAACGCCGTACAGCTTGGCTAAGGTCGCCTGCTGACGTATATACTCCTGTAAGCTCGTACCCTTACGGTCGACATCTTCTAGGAACACCTTGAACTTCTCCGTGTCTTTGTATTCACGTTTAATCGTATCTCGGAATATCGGATCTACCGACGCATTGACAATCGGGCCGGTATAGTTCAGGTAGTACGCAAGCTTCTTACGAAAAGCGTAATTCTGTGTGCTTTCTCTAGGATGACGAACCAAGCCTCGACCAACAGAGAATAGGCCGACACCGTAATATGCGTCTTTTAACAGTTTGTAGCCATATAGCTTTTCAGAGTCCATTTTGTCTACTCCTTAATAAATATTGACGTGCGCCGCCTTAATCTGCGGTGCGTTTATCTTCTCGGCAATGCCCGTCGTTGCGTCCTGTGCATCGTCGTTTGCGTTTTTACCCTCACGCTGATACCGTGTCATCGCCCTGTAATACTCAGGCCAACGGTCTTTCCAATTGGTCGGAAAATAGATGTGTTCCATGACCCACGTTGAATTGGAAAGTATTCGTGCCGCCTTATTCTTCGTCTGTGCGAACGTATTAATGACCGTTTTATTCGACTTATACGTGTCTTGTAATATCCTTCGTACTTGCCTTGCAAAGCCTCGGCCGCCGTTGTTTGATTCAAAATCGGCCACATTTACGTCGTTACGGTACAGCATTGCGGCTGTTGCCGGCTCCGTCTCTTCCATAGCGTCCTTAGTGTACAAAAGGTCAAGTACATAAGCCTCGCCGTTGTACACTCCGTACACAATCGAGCAAAGGTAATCGGATCCTGTATCAGCCGTATCAGTATAATTCCGAATGGCTGTAAACAACGGATTGCCGTTTATATCTACCGGGATGCGGTCGTACGTTTTAAAGCTCGAGTATAACTGTCCCTTGAGGTCTATCGGCTCTTGCTGATAGTTGGCACTGGCTATGTCGGCACCCATGGCACGCACTTTTTCTTCATAGCTGCGTCGGGATAATATCTCATCGCAGAGCATGGTACCGTCCGGCTGTAACGCTTTCATTGTGATAACCTTGGCCGCCTCGCCAAAATGCTCAATGGCTCGACCGGCAAGGTCGTCGCTCGCCCATCTCGTCATGATGATGAGTATCTTGCCGCCCTCTTCAAGACGGCTTAGCATTGTGTTGGTAAACCACAGCCAGGACTTTTCTTTCGCTGTTTCGTTATAAGCTCCTTCAGCGTTCTTTATGATATCGTCGATAATAAGAAGCGAACAGCCAAAGCCCGTCGCAGTACCTGACGGAGACGTGGCCAAGTATGAATTGTAGCCGCCGTCAAGCGACCACATATCCATGGCTGCGTCACCACGTTTAATGCGGACGTTCGGAAATATATCGGAGTAAACGGTAATATTATCGTCAGCTTTAACTTCTTGAATCGCATTTCGAACATTCTTAGCAAAGGTTGTCGAAAGAATATTGTTATACGACCCTGTCATTATCTTTTCGGCAGGGTTACGGCCTAATACCCATTCGACAAATAAACCCGCCGTTCTGCTTTTTCCATGTCGAGGCGGCTCGTTAATAATAAGCACCTTGGCTTTTTCATCTTCATAAAACGACTGCAACGCTTCACACAACTCAACAAGATACCGTCGTTCAGGCTTATAAAAGTCTGAAGCCATTAAATTGCAAAAATAAAAGAACTCACGCCGTGCGAGTTCTCGTTTTGCTTGCCGCTTAATGCGTTCGTCAATCATCGGCAATCAGCTTCTT